CCGGTTTTAGAACCGTTAAAGGTTAGATTAGTGACTAAAGGTGTTGCTGCCAATTACTTTTATAGTAAGAGTCTTCAACAAGATATGTGGAAATTTCTAAAGAAGAAATTTCCCTTTAGTCCAACCTGTACCCCCTTGACTCAGGACATGATTTATCAAATGATTGATAAATCGACCAATATTGAAAGCAAATTCTCTGTTTCATTTAATGAATTCGTTAGTGGAGATTATTCTGCTGCGACTGACCGAATCTCTCTTCGTCATACTAAAATGGTATTTGAAGAGGTTCTTAATTCTGTCCCCGAAACTGATCGGGATTTATATAGATCCGTTCTTTATGAACAGGATATATATTATCCGGACAATGTCGTTGATTCTTTTTTTCAAAAGAATGGACAGTTAATGGGTTCAATTCTAAGCTTTCCGGTACTTTGTGTAATTAATTTAATTACGTACTGGCTAGCCCTAGAACGCCTATTAGGTCACTCTATACCAATTAACTCACTTCCCGTTTTAATTAACGGTGATGATATCCTCTTTCGATCTAATCCTCTTCTCACTTCCTTTTGGGAGCGATATACGAAGAAGGTTGGTCTTATCTTATCTGTAGGAAAAAATTATGTTCATAGAGATTATTTTACTATGAATTCACAACTTTTCCGATATACAGATAGGACTATTCGAGAGATTCCCTACTTTAACGTCGGCCTTTTATTAGGTCGGGGTAAGTTAGGTGATAGTGAGTCTATTGGTTCTATTGCAGATTGGTATAATAAGGTTGTAGGTGGTGCTTCTAATAAACTTAGAGCCCATTATCGTTTTCTTTATTATAACAAATCTCGGTTACCGCCCGGATGGTTTGGTCAGTATTTTTTACCGATCAATCTCGGCGGTTTAGGTTTCACTCTCTATCCTGAGGTTAAACCTTATGTTACCTTTACGCGTTATCAACGGTGTGTGGTTAATTATATTATTAATCGAACCCACCATGGCGAGGATAAACTTCCCCTTGGTTATGTAACGAAGAGTAGTTCTCCTTCGATTACACGCGATCACACTTACCGACAACGTCGTTATCTATCTCCCTATTCGGTTTTGAATTATAATGAATCTTATTTTGAACGTGATGTTTCCCCTATATGGAATTCAAGTTTACCTGAAACCAGGAAAACCTGTTTTATTCCTTTCCGGATTAATATCACTAATAAGCCTATAGTTCAAGAGGACCTGGATTATTTCCAGGTTCCTTACCGAATAGTTTGTACCATTTTATAGTCTATATAATTATTCCAATACTTTTGATAACTATACATTTGATATCTTCAGTTACATTTGAATTTCTGATTTCTTTCTTGTCCGAAATGACGTTAAACTTCTCTTGTGTTGGGTTAGCATCCTCCCACTCGTAAAATCTTTGCTACTAAAAACAAAAACCAACGTGCGGC